TTTATTCATGAACTTTTCAAACTGTTTTGCCAGTTTCAGAAGTTTTTCAGCTCTTTCATATCTATAGCTGTTTTTGTCGCATTCCTTTAAGTCTTTTTCATAACCTTCTTTATCAAAGTATTTCATATCAGAAAACTTTGCGACTCCATTACCTTTTGCGATGATAACACCATCTTTTTCAACATGCCATGACATTCTAGGTGGGTTCGGCTGATATTCCGGGTAATGGTCTGTTACTTTTATCTTTTCTGTCTGGTTGTTGGCTTTTGCTCTCAGCTTTTCAATTTTCGCTTTTGCTGTCTGTTCTTCCGCTGCGGAAGCTCCACGATCCTGTCTGACTTCTGAAAGTCTTTCAATCAGGCTTCTTGTTTTCGCTGAAAGAATAACTTCTTCACTATTATAGATATGCTGAATGATTTCTTTACCACTTTTATCATTCCAACGGCAATCAACAACTACTACAAAGCCATCTTTTGTGGCAATTCCTTCCCACCATGCCGGACTCCAATAATCTGTCATCCAGTCACTTTCATCCTCATGAAAACCGTACAGTTTCCAACCTCTTTTTACAAGCTCCATTGCAATTGCAACTTTCGCATCCTTAAATTCATAATAATTATTATTACTTGACATAATCAATACCTCCATAATGTACTTTATAAGTTGTGTTTGTTTATATTTATACTATACATTATTATTGATTGATTGTCAAGTGTTTTTCATTAAATGTATGAAGAAATACAATCTTTTAATTCTTCAAGTTTGTTTTTAATATCATCAACCTGATCCGCTATCAGTGTCCCGTCTTCGCCCTTATTCTCCAAAGTATCATGTATTGCCCAAATTATAGCATTTGCTGTATATAATTCGTCATAACATACTGGATCAAGCTCTTCCACCTTTTTAGCAATATCATCTCCGCATTTATCCCGGACAATATCAACTAAATCTCTATGATTTCCAATTATTTCAATACTTCCATCTTTTAATGCTACTACGTCCATTTTCCCTTCCTTATAATTCTTTTTCAATCTCTTCTATGCATTCTTTTCTTGTGTTGTAATTGCCGTATGTACTCTTTACTCTTAATGTATTATATCCAGTCAGTAAATGATCCTGTACCTCATAATGGCTAAATTCGCCATTTAAAGTCACTTTACCAGGCAATACAACATGAATATAACCACGGCTATTTACTTTCCAATAAAAGCCTCTGGAATGCTTGTAGAGAGTATTTAAAGTGATATCTTTTCGCCCCTCTTCAATCATTTCTTTTGTTTTGGCTGCTTCGCCAGTATACGAAAATATAGATCCCATATCTCTCTCCTAAACATTTAATTTAATACCATTGTACCGCTTATAACGTTGTGTAAAATGACCGTTTGGTAATTGTTTACTTACACGTTTCATGACTCCATTTTCAAAATCTGGTGTTTTCACTTGTGTCCAGCCATCTTTTCTTCGTCTGTCAAGATCTTCTAAATATTCCTGCTCGTTTTCGTACTCAACACAATCTTCCTCAAATGACATAACTTTACTATTTAATAATTTCATAATTTTTTACCTCCTGAATATAGAATAAGTGGTATATCCATCCTTAAAACGATTATACCACTATTTCTATTATTGTCAATATCATTTATTTACGTTTGTTAATAACGCAAGCCTATTTTTACATACAGTTACAACATTTTCTTTTGAAACGCATAAAGTGCTTCCAATTGCTGACAATGCAATAAATACAACCGGCATCCCGGAAGATATAAAAATTACACCTACACCAATAACACCAATACCACACAATTTTTGTTTAATGCCAGCAATAAGCAACTGTTTCTCTTTTTCTGACATTCGTTTACATTCTTCATATCCAATATTTTTCAATGTTCTTGTAATTTCTCTTGACGCTCCTAAATGCTGATTAGCAAGCTGCAATTCAATAGCGAATTCCATATTTCCAACGCTAAAAAGATCCTTTGCTTCCTGGTATTCAATTTTTGCCATTCTTTCAAGTCTATCACGATCACGCAACATTTTCTCGATTTTCTTTGATGAAACTAACATTTTATTTACCTCCATTTATATATAATTGATTCCTATCTCTGTCCTTTTCGTTGCTTTCTTGTAAAGTGGCTTTACACTTACAATATCAATTAAAGAATCCGGCTTCAATGCTCCAAATTCCTTGTTATCCCAAACATATCGTTGAAATGTATATTCTTGTCCATTGGACTTAAAACGGGATTTAAACTCTACCACGTACCCGACATATTTATCAATATCTCTTAAAAATTCTGTATATGTCATAATATCGCCCTTTCTACAGTATCAATCCAAATTTTTTATAACAACTTACCAATAAAGCCAACTGCATGAACTGTTTTAAACTTCTGTCTGCTTTAAGATTTCTCCCGTCTTTAATGGCTCTATGAATTTCTACCATATTACCAGGCATCAAGATATCAACCGAAAATTCATCTTTATATGAAATACGGTACTCATCAACATTGCCAGTAAATAGCACATTCCAAATGTTTCCGAAACAATCTGAAATTCTCCACAATCTTTGATTTTCGTATGGTTTCTCCATCTCTTCAATTTTATTATTGCTCCATTTAACAGATTTTTCAAAACTCTCTTTTGTGGTTGTATTTTCAAACTTCAACATGATTGTTGCCCCCTATTTAAACAGTTTTCTTGCATCAAAAAAGATTGTTTTACCGTCTTTTGTCTCTCTTGTTGCACTCCAATGAAAAGATGCACGCCCGATACCAGATAACCAGGTTTCACGATCCATATTATCAAGAACGTATTTTCTTGATACCTTCTTGTCGTTTTCGTCTTCATACTGCATCACTTCAATAGCTTTTTCAATTTGTGGGATATCCTGGTCAAGATATCCGCACTTTTTGAAATAGTTCTTGTCTGATTCTGATAACTTCATGCTTTCGCCCTCTCTTTCTGTTTTGGTTGCCATTCTGTCAATCAACCATTCTACTGACATACCATTTTTAAGGCTTGCCAGTTCGTCAAACTTCTGTACTGCGATTTCTAACGATTCTTTTTCGCTATATCCTTTTGCCTGGATCAATTTACCGGCTTTTAATACATTATTGTACGTTTTCCGCTTCATGCTCATGAATCTCCTTTATCTCCTTTTTAAGTGCTTCAAAATCCGCATCTGTCAACCATTCCGGCTTCTCTTCTTCTGTAAATGAATCCATGATATTTTCCATTTCTTTGATAATGGTATCAATATCAGCCCAAAGACTTGATGATCTACATTTACCGGCACAATTGATATAATACTTGCAATCAAGCTGCAATCTATTTAATAACATGTATTCTCTTTCTTTTGGACTTCTTACAAAAGGATTTTCGCACTCTACCGGCTCTGTTACTCTGTTGCAAGGTTCTCCGCAAATTTCTCCACAATCCATATAAGCACCCGTATAAAGGTCTAAACCGTTACGCCCGTTATTTTCATCAAAATAGATTTTACCGTTTTCGTCCTGATAACAAGGAACTTCCATATAGCCACCGAAACCAATATATTTAACTTTCATTTTTATATACCTCCGATATTTATTATAGTTTATTTAAAAACACCATCCATAAACATTGTATCTAAATGATGTGCCAGAATATTAAAATCTTCCGACTTTTTCAACTTATCAAATACACCTATTAAATACTCCGCTTCTTCTGCGATAGTTTCCGAATCATCCGAAAAGTCTCGGTTGAATTCCATTAGTTTATCTGCCATTTCTTTTGATGTATGCTCAAAATCGCTGTCAATGTCTTCTGTGTTTTCTTCCTGGTCGATAACTTTTAAATCGCCTCTAATAGAATCATTATCATCGCCGTATTTTTCAAGAATCTTGAAAATTGCCTCAATATCTTCTTTTAACAGTTCCGGCTCATAATATTCTTTATCGCCATCCGAATGCTGCAACATAATTCCGATTACTTTTGATTTTTCTACCATTTTCACTTCCCCCTTAAAATTCAACCTCTGTGATATAATATCTTCCGGCGTTATCTTTTAAATAAAACATTGTATGAATATCTTGTAATTCAAGATAACAAAAGTCAATCATATCGTCACTATCTTCTGGTCTTTCTGTTTGACTCTCAGCAATCATATCAACTTTCATGTTGCTTATCTTTTCAATAGCCATCTTTAACTGATCCAGTGTATTAAATCTTTTACCAACTAAATCATATAAAGAAATATCATTTGCTTTCATGTTGTACCTCCTAATTTAAAGTTGTGTTTGTTTGTTGTTAATATTATAATACATTATTTTAGCTTGTTTGTCAATAGTATTTTGCATTTATTTTTGTTTGTTTATAAAAAAGAAAATCCGACTTTTACGCCGGATCTTCCTTTTCTCTGCATTTACTTAACAATAACG